GAGAATGCCAGCACGAGTACGAGCAAGGTGTGACACTGGACATGTCCAGTTTTTTCGAGTCCGCCTCCTAACCTCTAACTCTGAGCAGATCACTAAAATGATTGAGAGCATGGAAAAAGAATCCATGGATATCAAACAGGAGGCGTTAAAAATATCATGGTACATGCGAGGAGGACTGTCGTACAACGACGCTATGCAGTTAAGCTCGGGTGAACGCAACATTGTAAACGAGATTGTCAAAGGCAATCTTGAAACTACTAAAAAGTCTGGATTACCGTTTTTCTAATGTTAAAACTTGAAATTGTGAAACAAGATATTGAATCGTGGATTGTAAACTTTGTAGAAGTTAAAAATCCTGCCCTGGGTGGCTGGCCTCCGTGCCCGTATGCTAGAAAGGCTCGATTAGATAAAGATTACGATGTACGCATTGGGCTGGCACCGTTACACGACTTGATTCAAATTAGCAAGCACGGTTTAGGTGATAAAAGTGTTGTTGTTATTGCCTACGATCTGGCGCGATACACACACAAAGAGTTTAGTCGAGACTTAGGCATGGCCAATCAACATTTTTTGTTACCCAACGATTTGTTGGTTCTAGAAGATCACCCTGGGGATCCTGAGATGGTCAACGGGGTTTCAATGAATCAAGGAACCTATGCGTTGGCTTTGGTCCAGAGTCTGAGCGACTTGAACACCAAGGCAAAGATTATGGCTGCAAAAGGTTTTTATGACGCCTGGCCCGAGGAATACTTAACAGCATTGTTTCAGCACAGAGAAGATCCTAGACTATGACTTATCAATTTGCTCGTATAGACTTGTCTAAAACAACCTATCAGGCTACTGTAGAATGGGAATACCTACGTGAACCTGACATTGCACAACTCAAAGACATCTACAGAACTTATTGCATTTACAAACACTTTGCCAGTGTAATGCCCTTGTTTGACAGCCAGTTTACCGATCCTGTCACTGATGTCATTGGCTACAAAGAAAATGGGCGATTGGTAGCGTTTAGTTTGATGAAACGTTACGATAAAGAAAACGTTCTGGCCAGTCAGTTTGCGTGGACCTATCATGATCCACGAACTAGACTAGGAATAGAAAGTTTAAAAACAGAGTGTGCTATCTACAGAGAACGTGGCTTTAAGTTCTTGTATTTAGATCAAGCGCACCTGTACAAACAAGGTCTTGAAGGCTTTGAAATTTTAGGAACACTACAATAATGGCAGACTTATACACAATTTGGGCAAACAAAGAAGGCGACATCAGCGACTTGGACTTTGTTGAAAATATGAGAGGCTTTTTACAGCATCTTGTGGATGAAGACAAAATGTTATCATTTAGAATAACAAGATGTAAGATGGGATTCAGGTCGGTGGCAGACATGCCAGAGTGGTTTATAATTATGGAATTTAAGGATATGGCACAGATCGATGAGGCATTCCGTCGTGTTGCTCCTTTAAAAGGAGAACTTGAAGACAAACATCGTAGTTTCAATCAGTTTGTTAGTGGAGACATACAACACGCACTTTGGCGCGATTATCCTGATACATTCTGAGTGTCATTTAACGATTAGCTGCGCTAATCTATGTCTTTCGCTAAAAGCTCAGACATAATTGTTTTTCTTTAGCATTATCCAGATTATGTGGTCACAATTCACCGTATGCACGGTGAACTGACTTCTTTTCACATTATCCGAGTGACAGCAGTCATTTATCATAAAGAGATTGTAGTTTCCTACGCAGAGGCGGTTGACCGGTACCCCTTACTCTAGCTTCACAAATCAACGGAACCCTAGTGACCCGACGATAAATCCAAGTCCTATGAGCATGAGTTGTTTCTTTTTCAACAGAGCTCAAACCATTTGTTGCCTTAAGTTAGCAATTGCCTTTGACGCCCAAAGTTTTCCAGACCGGGTATCGCACCGTTCTTCGATGGGGCCGGATCAAACATCCAGCGCAGAGTCGTTAGAGAATTTTAAAGTTTGTAACTACTAGGTTCTAAAAGCTGATGTAATTGCCGAGTGTTTGTGAATTTTTCTAATTGCCAGGTTTTGAGATTTAGTTGATGTTGATGTATGAGTACGTGTTGTATGCTTGCTTCTTGAATTAAGTCTAGGTTGAATCTTGTTAAATCTAAATCGTATCCTTTGATAATATATTCAATAATAGTATCAAAATACCATACAAACAGCAATCTATCTTGGTGAATATGTTGCCACTGCTTGTATATTTTAGTCCAGTTTTCCATACGGGGCTGAAAAAGTTCTTGATCTAAATAATCAAATAGAGCAGGAACAGTTTGATCAAACACTGTCCACAGTTCCATAGTGTTGAGTCTATAGTGATTGTCGGTTAAATCTGTATTGGCTTCCATACCAAAACGATCAAATGGTTTTAAATTTAGTGCTAAAAATTCACGTAGATCCCAAACAGAATCTAGTTTATTCTCGCCCCATTGTTGTAAACTGTCACTATAAAAATGTTGAATAAAGTCCATCCAGGCTGCACGATCGTTGTGTATGAGCTTGGTGTGATCTTTCCAAGCAGTATAGCTACCACCACGGGTACGGTATTCAAGTTGATACAACGCATGCTCGGGCGAGTTGGTTAATACTATTTTTTTACAAGAATCTAATAGCTCAACAGCTCGAGCAGTATCTTCGTGTCTGGCCAGTTCGGTGCCGGTGAAGTGATGAAAATAAATGCTATGAAATACCGGAGTGTCAACTTGATCCAGATCTTGTTTAATTTTTATAAACGAATTGAGATCCAATGGTTGATTGGCAGCAAAGCCATGAGCATTATTTTGATTCAGTGGAGTGTCCGGCACGTCTAGCCAGCATTGTTTTCTTACATTGAAGTATTGCCTATGGCCTGCTAGATAATGCAAAGTCCAAGTCAAAAACGTACCGCCCACTCCAGGGTCTGTTAATACTGCTATCACCAATAATGCCTTTAAAGTTTATTCTTAATATGACTACCATGTACACGCACTTGTATGTGCCCGTTGTAGTAGTCATCACTTTCTAACACACGTCGTGCAAATTGTTCTCTAGCTTCTATGTAACTACAAGCTGATTTAGATTTGCAATAGTATAATATTTCACGAGTAAAGTGTTCACTGCCTAACTGTTCGATGTCTTTGCTTAGTTCCGGACTTGAGCCGTAGTATAATTGCCAGTCTGAGTCTATTTTGCTACGAATTCGTTTTTTCTTTTTGTTGCCGTTTTTAAGTTTTACTGTTTTATATGTTGTCTTACTGAATTTTGCTAATTTTTTGCCAATATATTTCCTGCCAGTTAAGTTATTTGTTATCAAATAAACAAAACCTACGCAATCTTCCGGTAATTCACCAATAGTTTTTGATTCGTATAGCCATGACATGGACTATTAGTTATGACGTTTCCACGTCAGTATTATAGGAAGTAAACCCATTTTCTTTGACTACCCTAAGAATATTTTCTACACGCCCGGCCAATTCGTCTCTATGCGAAACAAGCCAAATACTCTTGTGTCGTTCACGTGACATTTGTTTTAACAATGCCAGTGAGCTTTCGACGCCTTGCGTATCTAATCCAGAATCAATCATCTCGTCAATAAACAGCACGTTGATTGGTTGATACAAGGATTCAAATACATCACGAAATGCCCAACTCATGCTTAAAATAAGTCTATTGCGCTCACCTCTACTTAGATTATCAAAGTCCAGCTCACGTCCTAGCTCTTCAATGCTGACTGTTAAGTCATTTTGGAATACCACAGTGTGTGGCAAGCCAATACGATCTAGGTAGTGTGTGAGTCTGGCATTGAGATAGCTGAGATTCTGTTCAATAATCTTTTTACGAATAAACGAGTCTTTGCTGGTCAGTAGTTTGAGCAAGAAGTCTTGATGTTCTTGCAAGCGAGTAAGTTCATTAAGTGTATCATAGTTTACCTCTTGTAATGCTTGATTCTGCATATCCTCAATTTGTTCCACGTAAGGATCTGTTTCTGTTTGTTTTTCAGCAATTTGTTTTTCTAAGTTGGTCAACGTGGCTTGATGATGAATAGCGTCAGATTCCTTGTCATAAAACATTGTAGGCGGTTTGCCTAACGTGCCCAAGGAGTCGTGGGCAGCCTGTAATTCTGATAACATAGTGCTATGTTCCTGGCTCGACGCTCTTGCACTTGCCAAATCTTTCTGTTTTGCTTCCAAAACTTGTTGGTGCTTATTGTCGTGGAACGGTTGACCACATGTGTGACAGGTGTGAGATTCAAGTGTTGCAATCTCTTTGCTAAATTTTTCAATGCTTTTGTTTTCTCGATCCACGTCAAGTTTCGTGCGGGAGATCTGACCAGATAAGTCGTTAATATCTTTGCGTTTCTGATCCCAAACTTTGTACGCCTTGTGTGCTTCAATCTCCGCTTCAATGTTAATTTCCTGTAGCGACGATAAAGCCTTTTCGAGTGCTTTGATATCTTCGTCATGCTTCTCTACCCATAATTTTTGTCTGCGCTTGAGTGCTTCAATCTGCTCTTCGATACGCTTGTTAGCTTCCTGTACCGCACGAATACGAAACTCTTCTCTTTGTATGTCGTCTTTGGTTGCTTTGTTTAACTCTTTAATACGATCAGCACGTTCGCTTAACATGGTAATGCCCAGCAGCTGTTCAATGATTGTGCGTTGATCGTTTGATTTTAAACTTAAAAACGGTTCTGTGTAGGTATTAAGTGCCAGGATATGCTTGAACATGTCATGACTTAGTCCCAACGTGTGTTCTATGGCTTCTTGTGTTTCTCTTGAATCTCCTTGCGCATCATCAGTGATTTCTTGTTCTTTATTATTAACGTAGAATCGCAACACATTGGGTTTACGTCCACGTTCAATTTTGTATTCTTGATTGCCTACAATAAAGTCTAAACTGACCAACATGTTTTTGTTGTTGGTCTTGTTGACCAAATTGTCTTTGCGTATGTTGCTCAGTGCTTGCCCATACAAGGCATAGCTGAGAGCATTGATGATTGTGGTCTTGCCGGTGCCATTGCGACTACCGTCGCCGCCCAGATCCAGATTCTCTCCTAACACCAGGGTCAAATCTTGTCGATCAAAATCAATGCCCTGTGTGGTATTGCCCACACTCATAAAGTTTTTAACAGTTAGATTTTTTATTTGTATCATGTAGTTGATTATAGCATAGTATCGCGGTGCAGGTCTAGAGTCAAACAATGCAAGCCGCAATCGACAAAAAATCGATGACGCCAAGGAATAACCACAGGATCTATTCCTTTTTGTTGAAGTTGATTAAAAATTACAGGATTGTGGTTGGCCACACATACTGTTTCGGGGTTTACAGCCAGTACATTGACATCAAACACTGTTTCGTAAACATGTCCAGTCCAATCTTTAAGATACAATTCTACAAAATTGATAAACTCTTCGTTGTGTTCTTGTCCGGGCACCCACCACCGCCCGCCCACACGCTGTTTCATTACAACAAAATCGTCAAGATGATTTTGGTAACTGTCCGGAGGAACAGGTATCACATGATATCCTGGAAAGTGCCGAGCATAATCAATTAAAGGATTGATCCCCAAAATAACATGGTTTCCTAGCACAACAAAACATCCATCACTGTGCCTTGCTTTGGTGGTAACTTGTTCAATGGGCTTGCTGTTGCAAATAAACGTTGACACCCAATCGGCATAATTGCAAAATTCATTGGCATCTACTATTAACCGATCATCCAGGGGTATAACATTTGGCCCTTGCAATGGCTTGAGCTCTTTGGTTTCGTAACACAGTGCATTGGCAAATCCTATCAGTTCAGTTTGTATGGCTGGAAGATTACTACGGTTGCCAGCAACATACGAGTCAAACGTGGGCCAATCGGGTCCGGCTAGCTCTTGATATTTTTTTCTACTATACCAGGTGTCATTGTTGGAGTTATAATTGTCTACACTGTGTTGCATGGAATGGTTGTAAAACTCTTGATTGGGTTGACTCAAGTCAACATAATCTGCAGAGTTGTATTCCAGAATAGCATCATCAACAAATGTATTGATTTCTTGATTGTTGCCCAACCGATAAATTTGATTGCCGACCACAGTATGAAAGTCTCTGGGTTGCAGTGGCGGCATAAGGAACTGTTGAGTTGTACTGTGATACTCTTCAAACAAATTGCGTGTTGGCAACATTGGTTGTATTACTCGACACCCTTGGCTTTGTAAAAACTTTTTAAAGTATTCTAAATCTTCATTTATTTCTTCGGCAATGCGTTTAAGCGGATCTGCAATGGCCGGCAATGTAATAAAATCAAAATAGTCAGGGGTATAGTAGTTGCCAACTACTACAACTTTTAGATCATCATACGGGTTTTGTTTATGGTAAAAACCATGACTCATAGATTTTGATAGATTTTAAGCAATAACTTTGAATCATAGAATTCTGATTCTATGTTAGTGATCTGATCAGTGACAATTTGATCAACACTTTCAAATTTAACCTCGCCTGGCGCCATGTCGGCATCCACCGCTGTGCTTTTTACAGGTATCAAGGCCATTTCTCTCAAGTTGTAGTCCTTGACAAATGTATCTTTGATAAAGTTAGCTTCTTCGTAGCTAATGTCAATGTCCAACTCCACACGCACATGCATGTTGGGTTTCAAAATGTTCACACCGTTGTCGATGCATTCACTCAACTTCATAACACGATACAAAGGTTGGCCAGGCCAGGCAAAGTATTCTTCCTCTTTGTCCCACTCTAGGATCATCATACCACGATTGGCATCGCCGGCATCGGCAAAGTTGTGCGGAAAGCAGTTGCCAATATAGTTAATGTTCTTTTTCTTTTGTCTAAGATGGAAATGTCCAGAGTATACTTTT